ACGCTTGGATAACACCAGATTGAGAAAGACCAATACGGCGGTTCTTTAGCATGATAGCATTTGTCTCAGGCCAATGAGTGTTGATGAGAGTCACAGTCTTTCCATACATATAAGCAATTTCAAGAGTCTTGACATAGTCTTCGTATGTATCATGCTTGGCAGGGAATGTTTCCACCAAACAGCAAAGTTCTGCGTCTTCAAGCTGTTGTTCTACACATGGGTTGAACCCCATCACCTTAAGGTCATCAGAACGCTTTCCGTCCTTCATTCTTCCATAATTACGGGCATTATCTAACCAAATGTAACCAGGCTCTCCATTGATTGCAGATTGAGCGGCATGCCAAGTGTAGTCCATACCAACCTTTGCTTCGAAGGAGTTGTTAGAACCCCAACGATGATGATAAAGCTTCTCTTGGTCATTTTTCATTGTGAGATAATTTTTATCATCGTTTTGGCCAATGGCCAAGGCAGCAGAGCGACGTACATTACCAGCAACAACGCAACGACCGATGAGGTTTTCAATGTCAACAATATCAACCGAATCAATTTCTTCTCCTACTTTTGGGCTTAGTAACTCTTTTAGATTGTTATGCAATTCAATGAGTGGATCAGGACCGGAAGATGTTCCACCAAAACCACGAATTGGTTCACCTTTTCCACGAATAGCGGAGTAATCAAAGTTGGGAACTTTTTTACCAAGAATAAAACCATCAAGCAAGACATGCACACTGTTAACCCAACCTTCACGAGAGTCCTCAATAAGTAGTGTATCCTCTGTCCATTGCGGCTCTTTAACTTTAAAAGTTCCTGCTCCGAGAGTATCAAAGCCAACACCGATACCAACCATAAGAGCATCCATCATCCAAGCATAGAGATACCCACCTTTATTAGCAAGGTCTCGTGTGGAGCGGAAAGCACAGTTGAAAAGACCAGCGCCTGTTCTCTCCATAATAAACTTGGTGCCCATCATCCAAAGACCACGACCGGGTGGTGTCCACTTAAGGTTGAACAGACGGTCATATGCTTCTTTCGCTGTCTTCTGTGCTTTGGCATCATTCCATTCAATTCCAATCATGAAAGCGTGACGTTTCTGAATATCGAACATTCCTTCTATAACACGGCGACATGTTTGCCACCACTCTTCAGTGCCCTCAGCACCCTCTTCAAACTCGCTTAAACGGCGAGCGTATGTACGCTTAAACGTAACATAGCCGACAGGTCCCCATGGGACCTCGGCTTCTTTATATTGAGCAATGAACTGCTCAGAAAGTCGAAACTTTCTTACATTTACATCTTTTAATTTTAACATTTTAAATCCTCATTTATGTTTTTTATATTTTTCTTTGAGAAAGTCAAGAGTATTTCTATCTGAGTCTTTAATCACATCAGCAATAGATTCTCCGCTATCTCGGTTTAAAACCTTTATGTTTACATTCGACCAGTCAACAAAAGCTGGGAATATAAGACCATCGGGACCATTTCTGTTCTTAGCAATAAACATGCGACCTTTATTGGCTTGCTTGTCTTGAACAGTACGAGACAAAGAACAAATAAAGTCTGCAACGAAACACTTGTTAAATGCTTCTGAAATTGCTTCCATGGTAATAACTTCTGCATTGAGACCTGAACGGTTTGTCTGGGAGGCGGTCCAAACAGGGCACTTATAAATTTGAGCGATTGCTCGTAGTTCTTCATAAGTATTCTCAAGATCAAAGCGCTTTTCAGCAGATGAACGAACAGGTCGCAGAAGATCAGCATAGTCAACAATGATCATATCAGGCTCAATGCCACGTTTCTTAAGACGTTCGATATGTTGCTTGATAGTCTCTGTTGAAGCAGACTTGGTTGGGTACTCCTTGATAATAAGTTGACCAGGGATATCTTTAATCTTATAAAGAACCTGTTGCTTATTATGAAAAAGGTCGGCCAAGGGAACTCCAGAAATACAAGAGTCGTAACGATTACCAACTACCGTATCTTGAAGTTCCAAAGTATAGTGAACTACGGTCTTTCCTTGCTTTAATGCTTCAGAGCCAAGATGGACTAAAACCATTGACTTTCCAGCACCAGTTGGGGCAATAACAACACCTAGTTCAGACTTACCAAGGCCGCCTTTACATATCTCATCAATACGTTCAAAGCCTGTAGAAACAGGGTCTCGTGATGTAATGGTGTATCGCTCTTCAAAGTCTTTGATGAAATCATGACCAAAGTTATTATCAGTTCCTAGTTTCAAGGCTTCCTCAATAACAGACTGGATCTCATCAAAAGACGATGACTTTATAAGTTTTACAGACTTCATCATAGCGCCCTTAAGAACTTGTTTACGACAGAAGTCGATTGAACTGTCTTTGATATACTGTGAGTTGTCAATACGATCAGTAGCAAGAATAGATGCATAGAATTGCAAAAGCTGCTCTTTGAGTGCTTTTGTATACTTGTTACATTCTGTTCTGATTCTTGATTCCATAATCTCATAAGAAGGGTGTACCTTATACTTTGTTCTATGCTCAAAGAGAATCTGGGCGAATACACGAAGATATTCGTAGTCCAAAAACTCTACGTTCAAAACCTCTGCAACTTGGTCACAGAAAGGTCTGTCCGATAGCATAATGTGGCAGAATTTTTCTTGAAAGGCTTTGCCAAACCTTTGAAACGTTTCCGTTTGATTATTCATATGTCCTCCAATGTTATATATATTATAACCGATTAAAAAAAGTCTGTCAAGTTTTTATTTTTATAAAGTTATTTTTTTCATCGAATTGAACAAAACAGTGAAATTTCCTGCATTGATGCCATCTGAGATAAGTTTTTTAGTCAATCCAAGTTTATCCATCTCAGGCTCAAACTCTTCCAAAGAAAAATTTATTTGTTTTTTATGGAGATTGGAAATGAGCGGACTATATAGTTGCATTATCTCAAAGTTCTTCTCAACAAGGTGAGAATGTTCCAAAATATTTTCATGAACCTTAAGTAATTTATCCAAAGACTCACAATGCTCCATAATGTCCTCAACTTCGTATTGCTTGTCTTCTTTTAGAAAGGTAAACTTACCGGCGACTGTCTTCAAGCCAACTCTTGGAACACCCGGAAGATTGTCCGATTTGTCTCCAACCAAACTTCTCGCTAATGCGAAATTTTTGGGGTGAATTTTGTGTTCTGCTATCAAGGTAGGGTAGTCTACCACTTTGTCTTGTATCGGGCGATATAGCTTCGTTTTGTCTGAAATAAGCTGAAAGAAATCCTTATCTGAGGAGACGATCAGCTTCTCCCAATCTTCATAAATTTTGTGTTGACAAATATAAGAGATACAGTCATCTGCTTCGATGTAATCAATCATTGTCTGAATAATGGGAAGATCATTGAGATACTCCATTAAACGATACTGTTGATTGTATTTATTTTTATCTGCTTCTTCGGGTGACAGGTCAATGAGTCTCCGGTTGAAGCGAACAGGTGCTCTGCCTGCTTTGTAGTCTTTGTTCATTTGCTTGCGCTTCTGAGAGCCTCCTTGTCCATCCCAACAGATAACAACCTGATCTGGACTGAACATCCCGCAAATCTTTTGGAGAGACTTCATGAAGCCGTATGTTCCTCCGTTTGGTGCTCCGTGCTTGTCCATTGACGGAACGTTGATGTATGACCTCAAAAACATATTGAGACCATCTATAATCATAACTTTTTTCATTCATCCTCCTGTATTAATGTAAAGTTTTCTTCATTAAGGACTTTTAGTCCTTTATCTTTAAGTCTTTGAGACCATAAAATTTCTTTTATACTCAATTCACAGATTTTACACTCTTCTAAAATTTCATATGCGACTTGGTCGGCTTCTTGTTTTGAAAAATAAGGATGTATACCTCTAGTCATTTTTTGATTATGGTCTTTCCAGCGTTGTTTTATATTTTTACTTTGCCCAACATATACATTAGAATTATTATAGATTTTATAAATTCCACATTTAGGTTTTGTTATTTTTTTTCTTTCTAGAGTTGGAGTTTCTATTTCATTAAAATATATTTTCTCTCTTTTACCTCTTTCATCTAGAATTGTTGTTATCAAACCATATTGTTCTAGTTTAAGAAGAGATTTTATAATACCTCTATAAGAATATTCTTTGAAATATGGACTGACTTCTTGTGACAATGCCGGCATTTTATTATCTATAGATAATTCTTTTAAACAATAGTACAACATTAGATCTAAACCAGAAAGTTTTTTTTGACTTAATCTTAAAATGTCTTTTAGTTTCATTTCTCCTCCTATTTCATGAAAAATTGTATTGAGATCAAAACACAGCACAACAAGAACGATAGAATGTTCTTAAGGGTAAACACCTCTTCTCCCAAGAAATACCAAGTCAATGGTATGAATATTAAATAACCTATTGCAAACGTTACAAATCTAATAGACCACAAAGGCATAGATTCATAAAGCATAATTGTTGCGTGAGCAAACAATAGAGATACAATAGGTCCGAATATTAAAGCAATCAAGACATAGTTTGATTTAAATGGCTCTCCGATGATACCAGAGTTTGATTGAAACCAAGCCAATATCTGGGCTGCTGTAAATAAAATAACTGCGAATAATGCTCTCATTTTTCCTCCATCTTTCTTTTTGCTTCTTCCAATGCTTTTATTGCATCTTCAATATCTTGTTTATAATCATCAAGCGAAGTTGTCCAAAGTCTCGCTCTCAATAGTTTTTTGTGAACGCTATCTATCAATAGCCAAAGTTTATCATTCATAATTCCTCCGTGTCTCATATATTATAACATATTATTCTCAACGTGTCAAGAAGAAAATAAAAAAAGGCGGTGAGCCAACCACAACCCACCGCCAGGAGAAAAACATGAAAACAAAACTAGTCGTCTTCACTCACACTAAAATTTTTACCTTCGGATTCAAACTTCTTGACAATCTCTTCATCCATAATATCTAGAACTGTTTGTCTAAAATGTGGATCTTGAAGTTTTGTCTTCCATTGTTTTCCTTGGAATTTTATTTCTTTTCCATCTTTATCAACAAGAGTATACCATGCGCCTGATAGTTTCAAGCGTTTGGTTCCAGAGGATTTGAGTGCTAACAGCCAAGACTCTTCATCTTGAATAGCAGCGCCACCAGACCATAGAATCTTGAATGTGCACTCTCTTCCTTCAGTCCCGAAGCGAGACTTCTGAAGTTTACACTTAACTTCCGAGCCAATACGAAGACCAGTTTCATCTTGCAAGTATGCTGCTTTTGATTTACGCTTTGTAAGCCAAATACGCATAGAGCAGAAGTATTCAATAGCTTTACCGCCGGGTGCGATGTAAGGCTCAATAAGAGCAGCCATTGGATTCTGAACGTTGATGTTGGTTTTCAACTGATTAATCAGAAGTAAAGTGTGTTGTCCATTAGCCAAAGGAATAGTTAGTTTGGGAAATGCCTTGCCAAATATTCTTGGTTTAACGGACATTGTTGATTGAGGATTAAAGTCTGATTCAAGCTCTTTCTCTGAACTTGTTGCAGCAATTGAGTCCCAGATAAATATAAATTGTGTATCTTCATATTGATCAATGAGAGTCTCAATTGTTTCTAATACTTTCTCAACAGAAATTGCTTGAACATACATTAGATTCTCAGTGTCAACTCCACAGCTTTCCAAGAAGTGAGGGTCAATTGCAGATTCAGCATCAAAGTAGACAGGAAACTTTCCTTTCTTCTGAGCGTTAGCAGCAATTTGAGCAGCCATGAATGATTTACCAGCACCAGATAGTCCAGCAATCTCAGTTATCTTTCCTACTGGGATGCCGCCGAGCCTTCCTCTACATGTAATAGAATCAAGCCAGCGAGACCCTGTAGGAATCCACTCTTTCACAATAGTGGGGTTATTTTCGTTTAGGTTGTGAGCAACGTTTAAGCCGGTTTTTTTGTTAACAAGTTTTTGCATCGCTTTTAGGTCAATTTTACCTGCTTTTGTCATTAGTTTCTCCTTAGTGTGTAAAAAGCTTCAGATAGGAGTTGAACCTACGACCGCCTGATTACAAATCAGGTGCTCTACCAACTGAGCTACTGAAGCATAAAGTGGGAGCATTTCAAAGCCATACTCCAGGGCTATGATGAGTAGCAACACATCAAAAAGGGGGGCGTTTAAGGTCCGCCCGAAGACCCAATCACTAACTTAGAAAGTCACTAATCTTTTTATCTACGGCACTACCATATTTGGCAGTTTCAGAGGAGGACATTTCGGAGGAGGAATCCGTAGATAGATAGTCGTCCAACAGAGCTTGTATATCTTCAGATGACAGTCTATTAAATTGTGCTTCGATGTCGGGCACGCTATCAAGAAGAGCATCACAGTCAGCGATTGCATCGTCGCATAGTACGGAGGGACGGCGACGAGGTTTAAGTTGGGTCTTTGGGAAAGAACCGGGTGTGCCAGGAACTGTATACGAAAGAACGATGTCAGTTCCGGTTTCGGATGATGTAATATCTCCATAATCAGGGTCAAGTACATATCCAAGAAGTGTCTCATAGGCAGTCTTACCATAAGCCCATACCTTTACACCTTCGGTCTCTTGACCACGGACAAGGATTGGAGAGTAGTAACGCTTACGAGCGAATAACTTCTTTGCAGCGTTTTTAGTTTGATCATCGTTATTATCAACACCATCACGCCAGAGGGTTGATGCGAATTCACAAATAGGGCAGTGCTCGCCGTAGTTCTTTTTAGGACAAAGGATACCAGGATTTTTTCCTACATTGTAGTGAAAATGAAATTCCTTGAACGGGTCGCCATCTTTGGTTGGAAGGATTCGAATTGTTTGGTCTCCTTCAGACGGTCGCCATTTAGTATCATTTGATTTACCTGCATTCTTGTTTTGTGAGCTTGCAAGCTTTTGTTTCATTAGTTCAATATTAAGTGCCATGTTAGTTTCTCCATTAGTTAGGCGATGTTTATTGTCTTCTCAGACTAAGGTAAGCAGAGTTTTAATCTTGCTCCCATTTATATTATAACATATTCTCAACAGTTTGTCAAGAAAACAGGGGAAGTTTTTTTCAACAACGGAAAAGCAACCCGAAAAACCGCTAATCTCAAAGAGATTATCCAAACGAAAGGGTTTTTTTAAACGGAAAACCCTAACTCAAAAACCGTTCATCACAATCAAAAGGAGTAGAGTATGAAGATAAGTTTAATCAGAAGTTAGATGCCAGTAACCTTTATCGCATTGATATATCCTCAAAGAAATATTAAATTGTTTCTCAGACCAAGCTTTATTTTGTAAGGCTTCTTCATAAGAATAATAAACATTCTTTAAGTCTCCTTTGTAATCTTTGCAATAACAAGGCATCTAACTTTAACTTCTTAGAAGTTAAATGTGGTGCTTGTGCGAGTTACATCGCCTTCAGCAGTGTTCCAGTTAAAGTGACGGAATGCACGAGCATCAACATCATAGACGACTTCAGCGCCAGTCTTTTGTTCCATGGTACGAATTGTGCCTTCGTTAACCAATGAACTTGGAAGATCTTGACGACGGATGAAGCGCATTTGACGGCTTTCACCATTTTGCTTGCGGAAAGTACCGTTGAAGATTGTTACGTTAGAATTTGACATGTTTCCTCCTATATTATTGAAATGTCTAGTTTTTTTGACTTTTTATCCCGGAACAAGTCATAACCTCTTTATGTTTGTTGAGTTCATCTCTCATTGCTTATATAATATTATAACATATTGTATCATGTTTGTCAAGTATTTTTTTTATTTTTTTTCAGTTTTTTTATTCAGCAACTGCTGCTGTATCTTCCGGAGTTTGTTCTCCAGTGTCTTCTACCTGCTCTTGCTGTTCCTCAGCCGGTTGAGCAGAATCGTCAGACTTTTCTTCGCCACAGGCAAAGAGTAACATCATTAAAGTAATCATTTGTTCTCCTTTTTTCTTACCTTTATAATATAACATGTTCTCAGAACTTGTCAAGTATTTTTTTATTTTGGTGAACATCCATGGTAGCATCCATCTCTATCTGATTTACTGGCTCCACCAATGTGTTTGTATTGTTTATTTTTTGCTTTAACACATGCATCATAGCAACGGCTTCGTTCTGTACTGCATGCTGTAGCAAGGAATGCTAGTGTAATAAGTGTAATTAAATTTTTCATACTTCCTCCATTTATTTATTACCTTTATAATATAACATGTTCTCATGAACTTGTCAAGTATTTTTTTTATTTTTCTTGTAAATAATGAGTAAAGTGAATTGCATAGTAGAAAGAATGTTCATGCTCTGTCTTAAACACTGTGAAAGAAGAATTGATATTGTTATCAGTGTCTTTTCTTATCTTGTCTTTCAGAGTATTCAACATCTCTCTGTTGTTTTTCATATCCTCATCGCTTACAATATTAATATAGCATGTCTCGGTGATGTTGTCAAGTGGAAAATACATATTTTTTTTATTTTCTTTGAAATTCCCGAACTCAACTGTTCTAATGCGGGATATTTCTTTAGGTTCATGATGAGCACCCATGACAGGTTTCTCGTTAAGATAGAATATAACGTTCTCAAACACATTGACTATCGCATCGTTCAAGTAATCATAGAGATTTTCCATGGAATAGTGCGGAAGTATAGATGCAATGTCTTCATTTGACATAAGATACAAAGAATTGAACAAACCGGAGCGTGCATACTGTTGAAAAACGTTAAAAGCAACACGATTTAACTTTTTTTGCGTTGGTGACAACATTATCTCTTCGGGATAGATGTAAACTAGGTTAATTTTCTTGGATTGTAGCAACTCTAAGAGTCTTAAAGACGCTGCGGATACTTTACCGGCACCACACACGAAGAAATAACATTCCGGCTCTTCAAAGTCCAAAAGATGCGCATAATTGGAAAGTTTTTGCTCGTATTCTTCTGGTGAGTCGAACTCTGGGAGTTCCGAACCAGCATCTATGGTAATTTTTTTATGAGAATCCGAGAATTTGCTTACTATCTCACACCCTGCCTTACCTAAACCTATTAAAACGCTCACACTTCCTCCATGTCTCTGTAATTTCTGCCTATTTGCATCGAAGACTTGAACTGTCCTAGTCTCGTGTCTTCAAATATTTGTTTTATCTGAGTAATTAGTTCTCTATCGTCCTTATGAAAATCAATACAGATTGAGTCATGAACAACAGAATGAACAAATGAGCGCTTTCCAGATAAAAACTTATTTATTTTAATTGCTTGCGCTAAACAATTGTCAGAAGAGGTAGATTGAAGCAAATAATTAAACGAATGAAAATCATCTGCTTCAATCTTTCTTCCAAACGGAGTCATTACAACTCCATCAGCGTAATGTCTTTCCAATACAGCTTCTCGTCTGTAGTGTTGGGATAGCTCTACGCTTTTTTTGTTCGGATTATAGAACCATGCGAAGAATTTTTTCTTAGCTTCAGCACGAGAACATTTAAGTATTTTTGCGTTAAATTCATGTATATCTTCCTTTGGTTGAGACTCACCGGCAAGAGACAAAAGGGTTCTTATCTCCGCACCGTTGAAGTCGAATTGAATGAATAAGTTGTTTTTGGGGACAACGATATCTGCAATATCCTTCTTAAGATTTAAGATGGGAAATGAACCTGACTTCGTTGTTAGACGACCAGTCACAGAACCATAAATATCATACGATATTACAGGAGTTTTTCCTCCAAAACTCTTCCAAAGAGTTTTAGCCTTGTAGTCGGTCTTCTGGTAACTAAATAGTCGGTCTTGGTTCAAAACAACGCCATTATTGGAAATTTCATAAACCATCTTGCTGAGGTCAATCATGAACTTGTGATTTGCTGGTTTGGTATGATTCTCAAACACATATTCACATATCTCATTTTTAACTTGACACCAGTGAATAAGAGCTTGCTTGGGAATGATATCGAACAAGCAGACATCGTCAAGGTTGATTTTAGCAACCGATGCTGCCTTTACAAAATTCTTAACTCTCTTTTTGTGGATCTCCAGACGGTCTGAGAGATGTTCGGGACAAGCCTCTTCAAGTGACTTGCCTCCACACCATATCCTAGCGTATTCATAATCATCATCTGATAAGTGAGGAGACCAATCCCAGGTCTTCTCAAAAGCTCTCTTAATGTGTCCATAATAAAAATCTCCGTTTGCAAAGAGACCGAGACAGTCTCGTTTATTATCAAGTATCTGAAATAACATTTATCCTCCATATGTTGAGAGATAAACTGCCACATTCATCTCTTCTTAAGTTGTGTCCTCTTTAGCACATCGTTTAGTCCACCAGGTTTTGATTTGTAAACACTTCTGTACTGTTCATTAATATAACCTATTGCTCTGGAGTTGTCAAATACTTTTTGTAAGTTTTTTGCATTTTCTGTGATTTTCTTGTGATCTGGTTGGGAGAAAGGCTTGTCTTCTTCAAAGTACCTTATATTATTATAATATTCTATAAAGTAATTATTATTATATATATTATTAAATTTATCTAAATTAATATTAATTCTATATATATTATTCTTAATAGTATTCTTATTACATGGTACTATATTCTTCTCATAAGGATATCTATTAACAAAACTATTATATGCATCAAATAGATTTCTCTTTATAAACTCAATATCCAATTCAGATGTTTGAATATAATTTTCAGAAAAAATTTGATTAATACTTGACAAACCGTAATTTTCATGGTATAATGTAGAAGATGGACTAGCTAGATCTGCAACAATGATCCATGGCGAGTTCTTAGCTACGGAGAAACCAAAATTATTACACACATTAAGATAATATGGGAAGTTTTCGCTCTCAATGAATGCTTCCTTTAACTCATCTGTGCCTATGTTTTGACCTGACAAGTCAATAGCAAGACCAGAATAGAATATACTTGAATATCTGCTTCTATGCCATGCTGTATAAGTTAATGGAAATGTTGGAGTTATTTGATCAATATACCTTAAGAACTCTCCGAAGTAATCTTCGGCAGAGATTGTTTTCCTTTTGTCTAAAAAAATGTTCTCAAAATTTATCATAACGTTTGAGAAGTACTCTTCATAAGCTGCTTTAGGGTTGCTGTAAGAAGAATATATTCTTGGTTTTGATAAGAAAGGGTCATTTTGACGAATCTTTCCACCATTCAATGCTCTCTCAAAAGTCCTTTGGAAGTCTATGAATTGATCTGCCACAAAATTCATTAGAGGTGTTCCTGTTGGGTTTTCTGCTGAGACTATTCTTTTGATGGAAGATTGGTTGGGCACAATCACGTTTAAATTTTGATCAACTCTACCGTAAAGATTTCTTTCGGCGAATAGAAAGTCAACGACACCAACAGGTCCGAGAGAGTTATTCTCTGGAAATGCTTGAATATCATATCTTTTTCTGTTAACAGTTAAGACAGTTGTTGATTTGGTTTCGTTTTTTGCTTTAAATTTTGACATACTAATTCCCTATATCTCTTGTGGTGTTCCATTTACAATTTTGTACTTTGTTTGTTTTATGTTGCCACCCTCAAATTCAGTTACTGTGTATACTTTGGTTGTTTCGTTGTAGGACACTGGAGAATTAGAGAAATATTTTTCGATAACTTCATCCGGTGAAAGTACAGTAGGAGATGTTTCAACTTCTTTACCGGTTTCTTGTACTACAGCATCATTAGGTCTAACATCAATAGGTTCATAAGCATTTTTATAACCATATCCAATAGCAGCAGATTGACCATAGAGTTTTTCTTCTATTGCTTCACAATATTTCTTGGAATTTGGACCTTGAGGTTTCTCATTTAATTTTGATGTATCAATAATATCTACAGCTATCTCTTCCTTAGATCCAATAATTTTACTTTTCGGATCTCCATCGCCAGAATATGAGAACATAGCTTCAATGGATGTTGTGAATTTACCCGGCCCTATTGATGATTTGACCCCTGTTATAAGGTGATAACCACCAAAACCCATTTTATTAGCTATTGAAGTTTGTTTTCGGGGATCAAAGTCTGCTCCTGCACCTATTAGGCCAACAGGGTCAATAAAGACTTCCATACCCGGATAGTACAATGTATTACCAACCATCTCCATGGAAACTTTATAAACAGCAGACAATTGCATTAAACCATCATGTCCATGTCTAAAAAAGCGAGCTTCTCTAACATATTGCATATCGGACTTTGAGAACTTAATTTTCTTAAGAATACCTCTATCTCTTCCGAGTTGGTAGTGCATGATACCATTTAGCTCATCATCTGTTTTATTTCCAACCTTATCTGTTCTTCCTCTCGGAGCTTCGGCATATATGGTTATGTAGTTATATAGATTCTTTACACTTGTTGAGACTCCATTATTATCTGCTTCCAAAGGTAGCTCCCCGGACTTGTAATGTTTAGTAACATTTAGCATCACGTTTTCTTCTTGTGAAGCCAACAATGCTCCAATAGGATCTCTTGTTTCATCGCTTTTTCTTCTGCCCAAAAAGTTATTTGTCTTAAATTGTAAATTTTTGTCAAGGTCGTTTTTGAAGCAAGACTCAAGTAATATCTCAGTCACAAGGTATTTCGTTATATCTCTTACAAAATACATAACAGGATATGAAGTTCTTTCCGGCTTGATAACATTTTCCGTAAACCATTCATTGAACAGTTCCACTGAAATAGGAATGTTGCCAATATTGATACTTTCTGTTGTTGAATTATTGAATATATCCATATACTGGAACGAAGACATTAAAAACTTAAAGTTTTCTGTTCCTTTGATATAAGCTTCATTTTGTTTTTTGCTTTCATCAGCAGGGTCATATAGACAATCAAGAATAACATATAGCAGGTCAGCCAAGAAGAAATAGTTTATGAATAAGTCTGAATCACTGTTTGAAAGAGTTACGTCTTTGAATTGGTTCTGTTTGAGAGTAAAATCTTTAGGGTTTGATTTTTCTTTAGCTGGATCTCCTGAAGTAACATTCTCACCAGTAAACACAGCAGGAGAAGAGATAAAACCGGTTCTTCTAAAAGATTCAGCAGCAGAACTATCAACAGTGACGTGTTTTAAGAGTCCGTATTTTACAAGCCTTGCAATAATGGATTGAAAAGCATTTCTTCTAAGGTTCTCTTCTATTTGCAAAAACTGCGCTCTGATGGTTGTTAACTGTTCAAGAGTACAGGCAGCAGAGTTTAAGACTGTTTGATATTGTTCTCTTACTTGTGCTAATGCTGCTCGTGCTTCTCTGGAGGCTAACGCATCAAGAGTTGTTCCTTTTAATGCTGTTTCAATATATGCTCTATATGATACCGATATCTCAACCGAACCATCATCACGAATATCAATCTCGTGGTCGATCATATTGAGATAAAAAGTTTTATTTATTTTTTTGATAGCAGGTCTAATATGAGCAGGAGCAGAATCTGCTTCCCATCCAACATCAGCGCGGATACGATAATATGATGGGTCAAACTGCAAGGGCGAGGTTTTACCTGATCCTATTTTTTCACCGCTTGGTGTTCCATCTTTTTTACTTGGTAATATAAGGAGGTCAACATATCTGTGTCCATCATTCATTGGATGATCTTTGATAAAGTCATTAAAAGATTGGAAATATAGCTTGAGTGTAGCTGTGATATCATTTTTTGCTGTAGCAAATGTTGAGCCATCAAATGAGAATGAAAACTCTTTGACACCGAAGTCTGAACCTCTATCGAAGTCTGTTGTGAATAGGTTGTTTATCCTATTTGAATCTGTGTGTTTTGGAAACTTGAATTCATGCTCTTTAAGCTCTCCGTCCTCCGTGTATACTTTAACTAACCTTATCTTTGGAACAAGACTTGCATGTTCTGCTGGAGTTATATTGACGAATGGCTTGATACTTGAAATGTTTGGTATCAATAATTTGTTAATGATTGCGGACTTGTCTTTATTTTTATCTTTCTCGTCGATTAGATATAATCTACCTTTATATGGAACTGTCTCATGAATAGTTCCTTCTGTTTTGCTAGCAATATCAGTGAGATTTATATCTTGCATATCTTTCAAGCGACTCATCAAGAGACATTGTTTTAGGAATTTTTGTTTTGATTTGATATCTTCTTTTGATAATTCTGAAGAATCTGTATCTTTACCTGTGATTTCTTCATTATTTTTAGCGGCTTCTTCGGCTTTTTTAAATGCTTCTTGAGCTTCTTTGTCTGATAGTGCATCTGAGGTATCTTTATAAGCTTTTAGAAACTGAACTAAGGCATTAGCTCTAATATTGTTGAGAACATATTGCGCAAAACGATATCCTATTTGACCTTTATCTAAAGCACCTTCTACAAGTCCAGTATCCCTATTATCTTTATTAACCCAAGATTCTATATCACTATTAAATCTTACTTTTATATTCTCTAGTGATAAACCAAGAACCGAATTATCAGATAATACATTTGCGTGAGTTCTTAGTAAAGTTTTTCCAATACCCCAATATGCTTGTCTAACAAAATTTTGAAATTTTTCATCTTCTCCAAAAGAAAGCCACCTAGAGGTTTCAAATTTTGCTGCATCTGTTGCTTCAAGATTTTCGTTCGCTCTAATGTCATTTTGTTCTTGGTCATTGTTCGGTATATATTTTATATAAAAAGTTTTGCTATCAAAAAAACCCAAATCTTTAAGTTGTTTAAGTTGCTGATCGGATAGGCTGAAATCGTCTCCTACAAAACTAGGAGCCTTTGAAGTATCACTATCGACAGATCTAAAAAAATTATAGTCAGCAGCACCTTGTTGGTTAAAGGCTTTTTTTACAACCCAAAGTTCCCCAATTTCAGGACCAGCAGGAGTACTCTCAAGCCATTCATTTATTTTATTTGATAAAGATATTTTAAAATTAACAAAAGAAAATTGTCTTAATGATGACCTTACTTGAGGTAATAAGACATTCTGGCTTTCATAATAATAAAATGTCTTTTGAATTATTTTTGTTATCTTTTCTACTTCATCTAAGCCGTATTCATTCTTATAGTCCCCGCCTTTTTCTTGTAGTTCTAACCAATGACCAGCGTACTTTACAAACCCTTGTATGACTGCGGCCGAAGTACTGGGGTTTTCTTTTTTGAAATATGATATCATCCCACCACTAGCATCAAAATCGGCAAACATATGAGCGGCAATATCTACCCATCCAACTGGAGGTTCTTGAATACTTGCTGGGGAACCAAGAAAATCAAATATTTTGCTAGCAAATTCTATGTCTTCTTCATCCCAATCATAGTCGCGATAAGTGGTGAGAGTCAAAGGACCAGTATCAGAATATTTACCATAAAAACTAACAGCAGCAACTGAGCCCTGCCCAGAATCTAATTTATCTTCTGCACCGGAATCTTTTAATAAATCACCCATTATTGCACCACCTGCAGAGCATCAGCCAGTGACTTTGGAACCCTTATAACCTCTCCCATCTCAATATGAGATTCGGTTGGTTTTCTATTGAACCCAGCTATAACCCACCAGTGTGTTGGGTCTCCATAGAATTCGGAAGCAAGTTTTTCAAATGAAAGACCAGAATACCAAGAAACGTTATGGCATTCAATGTTAGCTAATTCTTCATCTGATACGTATTTTGCTGATGGCGAACGGTATTGTATAACTTGACGAACGCCTCTCTTTTCAAATAGTTTATCGTATTGCTCTTTGTCGTTGAGCGCTTTTCTTCTATCTATATATCTTGACATTACTTACCTCCAAATGGGAATGAACCTATTGCTTCTTGATTTAGTGTCTCTTCATGAAGAATGTTGAATGAGAAAGACATGCCGATGATTTTAGGATATAACTCATTATTACTCGTGAACATACCCATTTCTAAATTCGGCTTCCAAGATAGACCGGATATCCAACCAAGAAGACCATTTGAATCAACACCAGATATCAGGTTTGCAAACTTAATTCTAACAAGAGGTGGTTTAGAAAGAACTGTGCTATCAGTGTGCTTTAGAATATCGACGGTCCCTCCGCTTCTATCGTCTGATAAAAAAGCACCAGGATTGCGTTCAAGTATTTTTTGAGCATTATTTTGTATAGTATTAGGATCGTTTGTTACTTTACCTATAGACTTGCTAGAGTATATCGGATATACCATCTTGACCAATTCAGAACAACCCTCAAGATTGTCTTTTGCTTCTTGCAAAGAGCCAGCCGGCAAGTCAAAACCAAGCGACATTGTTCTTTTGGTTCCTTGATATGTTGCGATGGGGTCCATTCTACCAAATACATCTTCGGTGTTCCAAGTTGCATCAAACGTTTGTGAGAAGTCTGTTAAGAAAGCCGGAAACCAAATTTGTCGTTGAGTTGGAACACTCATTATCTTAAGTTGGGCATCTGTCGCATTGACGTAGCCTTGTATTGTTTTGTTATCTGATAAGTTTTTATATGGTATGCTCATGACATCATGCTTCCTTTTTCTTGTGCTTCTATGACGAAGTCTTTGAATTCTTCGTTTCCTATTTTTACTGTTACATTGGGTTTGAATGTGTTCTCAAACTTAGCAGCAAATGTATTGAGGCTATAATCAACAGCGCTTGTTGTAACGCTTTGTGTTGTCTTTCCTGTTGCTATGAGAGCGAGGTCTCCGAGCATTGGTTTGAGGGTAGCTTCTCTATCAGCAAGACCATCAGCGAAATCAACTGCTTCCCCAATTGTGTTGACTCTTGCCGTCATATTGACCTCTCCTCCTCCGCCTCCAAACAAGCCAGATAGAATGTTTCCAAGAGCAGTCAATGCTTCGGTGTTCATCATAGCAGAGCCCACAGCAATTGCCGTAAATACAGCCCCAATACCAAGAGCAAGAGATCCAAGCACTGGTAAGAAAGCTGGCAAAGCAGCAGTCATACCACCTATCAAGCCGGCAAATAGAGGAAATAGTTTTACAACTAAAAACAAAGCAGCACCAGCAGCCAGCAACATTGCCGGAAGACCATTCATACTTTGACTCCAATCTAATATACCCTGAGCAATATCAGCCAAGAAGTTAACCAAAGGAGCAATTTGAATAGCAAAGTTTTGAGCTACTTTCGCAAGTTTCTCCATAACAGTCATAGCATCTTTGAGCCTCTTATTGAACTCTTCTTCCGCCTCTGCATTCTTTAAACCTTGTCTATATTGGTTAACGTTCATTCCAAAGATACGTTGCGCTTCGGCCATATCCGAAATACCGGCAGCATTTGCTACAGCCATTTGAGAATATTTATCCATATCACTAAAAGCCATACCTTGAGCTTGAACAGAACGAATGAGAGTCTCAATACGTTCATTTTCTTTCATTGTCAAGAGTTCGGTTGCCGACATTTGAGCGCCCAAGATTGAGTTTAACTTACCGGCCGCATCTGCTGCCCCTGAGAATGTATCAAACTGCTTGGCTATACCTAATAGAGCATTTGCTTCAACACCAGCAGCCTTTGCTTGAGCAGCAAGGTCTGTGAATACCTTGATTGAATCTTTACCATATACAGCAAGAGATTTGGAAGCTTCAACAAAACCATTCATCATTTTTGATGCCGAGATACCAATCTTTGAACCAGCAATAGAAAGTTGCTTTGTCATTTTCGAGGCTTGTTTGGTTGACATTCCAAAGTTGTTTGACATTATCTGTAATGCATTGGCTGCTGTATCTCCGGAGACTCCGAGTTTCTCTAATGAAGCAACGGTTTGCATTAGATCTTGTCTTCCTGCTCTTGATATCTGCATAAAGCCTGTGAAGTTATCAAATAATGTTCCTGCTGCCTTACCCGCATCTTCTGCTCCAAGACCAAGGTTTCTAAACTGACCACCAACAGCCATAATCTCGGCTGTTAAAGCACGACCTGCACCTGTTTGTTTTGCAAATGCTGCAGTTGCGGTGTCAACAGCCATGGCATACTTGAGAGTCTGTTCCGTTATAAGAGCAAAAGCACCAAGAGCAAGGTTTGTCGGGTTGATAATCTTCTGCATCCCTTTTGCAACACCTTGAATACCGTCTGGTTTGCTAGCAATTTTGGAGAATTTAAGAAAACCTTCATACAGTGCCATTGCTCTATTAGAAAGAAGTTTTGATGCTGTGCCGAGGTTTCTTGCAAAGCTTTCTCCGGCCTTGGCTCCTTCTTTGAAAGCTGGGGTTAGCTTGGTATTTAGAGTGGCATAATATTCAGCAGCCTCTGCTTTTGAGAGTCCATATCTCTTTTTAAGTTCTTCTTCAGCAGCCTTCAAATCTTCTGCTGAATTGAAGGACTTTTTTTGTAGTTTTTGAAATTCTTCATAAGCCTTTGCTCCAGCTTCAACTTCAGCTATATAATCATTTGTAGCTTTGGCAACATCTAGATTGATAGCTATCATATCTATCTCTGCCCTTTTCATATCTTCTATGGCTCTTTTCGCACCTTCAGCAGCATCCGCCAGCCCAGCATATTGTATACCGGCATCTATCAAAGCCTTCTCTAACAACTTGCTATTACTAGTCATTTTCTCAAACTCTTCGTTTGTTAGTTTGAGAGCCTCTTGAAGTTCTTTGAGGTCTTCCTTTCCAAGATTTTTAATCTTCTTAATGAGTTCTTTTATCTCATTGTTATTCTCTTCTGCCATTCATTTAGTCCTCGTCTCTGAACGGCCATTGCAGACCGGTCACACTCTCAAAATGCTGCACGCTGCCTCTCAACTCCGCTCGCCTTTTTGCTGTTTGAGGATGGTCTGTGCCAAACTCAACATATGCATCAAGAAACTCTTTCTGAGCAACAACGGCTCTTGAATATGCTTTCACATCTTTATATTGTCCTTTGATGGTGAACTTCGAAGAGTTCTGTTCATTAAGATTCGCAATCATCTTAACGTCATCTCCATACATAAACTTGAGCAACTGCTTTGTCCACCACCCAATGGCCTCGGCTTCTGTCTCATTGAGCGTTCTTTTCGCTCTTTCCAAATCAATAACAAGCATACAAAATTCTCCTTAACATAAATAGTTTCCATAAAAAAATGCCCTGAAAGGGCATCAACTTCTTTTCTTTGAGGCTTTTTCCATTTCCTTCTTCTCGTCTTCAAACTGTTTTCTCATTCTCTCGCAGAACCAGTTTCGAAGTCCAATTGGAAGGTTATATATCTCAGTAAATGACCATCCACCAAAATGCTTCATGATGAATATTTGCTCATATAAGGCTTCAGAATATTTATCGGTCAGGCCAAAAAAAGTCCGTATTAAACGGCACCTCCATTTCTTGCGAATATCCACAAGAATTACACTCAAAAGCGCTCGTAACTTTAACATCGGGTGAAGCCACCTTATAACATCCACGAAGCTGTGTAGAGTCTAAAGTTGGCATATTATCGACATATCTTGCTATAATTTGTCTATCGCTGTGACCTTCGATTGAAACGATCATTTGTTTAAACTGATCTGTCAACATTGTATCGGCCATTTTGCGTTTCTTTTTGTCTGTTGCAAGTTTGGTTAAGAACTGCTCGTCTCTTCCATCAAGAAGTCGAAACTCAATATTGAAGCCGGAATATGGCATCTTGGTTGTGAAGTTTCCGTTTGGAAGTTTCTTGAGGTTAAGCTTTTCATTCTCTTGAGACTCATGTACATGCTGTTGTGTCAAGTCAAAGTCAAACTGAGTTCTGGTTCCACAAGATGGGCAACCAATTTGTGTTTTATAGTTTGCTCCATATCCTGAGATGCGAGCGGCAATAATAAGAGCATTTCTGTCTCCAATCAAAAGGTCTTGTGCCTTAATGGACTTATCAATGATGAGAGAGTCAAGCATGCGTTCAATAGCAAGCCCCTTCTTGAGAAGTGTTTGAGAAGATAGAATGTCTTCCTCTTTTGCCGTCATGAATCTCATTTCAAGGACTTCTTTGCCGTGAAGTGCATGTCCTTCTGGGTAGTTTCCTTTTGATGGTAGCTCAACGAATTCTGTTGGTGCGACAAAGCTTAATGGGTCAAAAGCTTTTTCTACCGGTTGTTGTGGTGCCTCTGCTGGCTCTGGAGTGTGTCCTCCAAGTCTATCTTTATTTCTGCTCATTTATACCTCTTAAGTTAGTGTTGCTGAGTCATACGCAACTGTGATTGTTATTTCAAGTAATTCATCTGAGGAGTAATCAAGGTCTCCGTATTTTATTGACTTGATGAATGGGTTAATTAAGTCCCATGTTTCGATGACTTCACCTTCTGCATTTAGTTTCTGAATATTGAAAACGCTAGCGTCATACTGGTTTTTTCTTATACCATCATTGTTTCCGGAACGACTATAACCGACACTAACAAGTTCATTAAAATACTCTAATCCTTTCTTACCAACATCAACAAATGTAATATCAATATCATTCCAAGTAACAATACCGGGATACTTTATTTTATGGTTGATAAGTTGATGTTCAGATACCGAAACGTCTGGAGATGGCTGTGTGACAGTCTTAGCATACCACATTATATCATCTTTGCCGCTTCCAATTTGTATTTGGAAACGAAACTTGCGTAGTGGTTCAAGAGTTTTTTGAGACCAAAAAGCCATTTATGCTCCTATGTTTCTTCAAATTGTCTTTCAATAGTAGAATCACAGATAGCCCAATCATATGCTAATGTAATATCAACTGTTCTAAGTTCATCGTTATCATATGCAAGGTCTCCATATTTAGCTGACTTGATAAATGGATTTTTAAGAGTCCAAACTTCAATTGGTGCACCATCTGCATTCATAATAGAGATGACCACATCTCCGATACTAGCAACAGCTTTTCTCTTGGAAATAGTTTTAAGATTAGTATTATATCCAGCAGGAACAGCGTATCCTGAGTTGATAACCAATTCATTAGTTAAACTTACTGCATCAACAGAAATAGGGTCAACAAGGGTTAAGGAAACGTCTTGCCATGTAACACGCCCAGGAAACTTATATTTGTTGTCTAGGTGGTCATGAGTAACTTCCGCAACATCAAAAGCTGGAGTTGTAACTGTCTTAGCCCACCAGAGAACGTCGTTTCCATCTGCTAAGTTTGTAATTTGAACCTGAAATCTAAAGTTTCTTTTAGGTTCTACATCGTTTTGTGACCAAAATGCCATTGTATAAATCTCCTATTAGTATACAGTAAATAGTTTAGAACTCAATTCCGGAGCGTGTGATATTGAAATCGATAGCAATGAACTCAATAGCCTTAGCAGGTTTAATGAAAACCTTAGCATACATGATATTGCGATCTTGATAATCAGGTGTTGTTGTGGTCTCGTCAAGAACAAGTTTGTATTCTGAAATACCAAAGCGAGACTTAGCATCTGAAAGGATTGGGTTAGCACCAGCCTTGAAGCGGTTCCAAGTTGCTTGAACATTGTTATCAAACAAGATGGTACGAGCAACAACGCCAATCTTCTTCTTGAGGTGAACCATCAAGCGACGAACGTTGATACGGTCAAGAGCAGAAGGTGTCTGTTGAAGAGTCTTCTGTCCGAATACAACCGGTCCTTCACCAGGGAAGTTAGCGATAGGGTTAATGTTTACTTGGTACAAGTCATCACGATCAGCTTTGTTAAGGTTCTCAACTGGACGCTGAACACGAGGTCCTTGATTCCCACCAAGTTGACGGATACCACCACGGTTGAAACCAGCAGGAGCAAACCATGGAGCACCAGATGCAGCATCGCTTTGAGCAAGAACACCAAGACCAGCAACAGATGCAGGAACACGGAGACCCATGTCTTCACCAGCAAGAACTACAGGTGGGTAGTATGCTGCAGCATAGCTTGTATTGAAGTCTTGTTCATTCGCATCGATGATAGCTTGTGCGGCAGTACCGTTAGCATATACACCACTTGCTTCATGTTCTGCTTTGAATCCAGAGTCAAAGTCGATAATAGCAAGAGCATCACCACGATCTTCTGTGTTGTTAACAAGTTCTCTTCTCAAATCATCCTGAAGAAGACCAGGCATTGAGATAACGTCATATTGAACAACTTCTTTGTCACCAGTAATATCAAGTACTTTCTGAACTGAGTAGTGAGCGTAGTGCTTAGTTGGTGAAGTGCTATCAGTCAATGCTTGTGTGCTTGTGCTTGAGAATGGATCAACAAGTGTGATATCAACGCCATCTGTTCCACCAAAGAATGGAGCTTGGAACTGCTTAACTTTCTTAACCTGAATAAGTTCTGAAGAACCTGATTCAGCAGTTACAGCATCACCCGTAGCATGAGAACCTGCTTTCCAGTAGTAGCGATCGGAGTCAGAGTCATGTACAATCTCATCAAGAGTAAAGATAAAACTAGTTTCTGTCTGTGCACCAGCACTATGGATATCATGTCCATTAGCGAGAGGACGAACAAGGTCAATGTAATCATCTTGCTTGCGGAAGTATTGTGTAGGCTGGTCATCACTACGGAATTGTCTTACACCAAATACATCGCTATATTTGTAGTCTTGACCTTTCTTAGAGCCAGTCGTTGTAAGTTGAAGTTCAGGGAAAGTCAGTGAGCAAGTAACATCGACTTGAAGATCTGCAAAGAAACTTTGTTCGTGACCCAATACAAGGTCTGCGGCCTTTGGTGAAGTTACATATGCTGTAGAAGCACCTTCGGAAAGTTCGGTAGACCCAGAAGTAATTTGGAAGTCTTTGAATCTAGCAGGTCCATAGAATCCGAATGGAAGTGTATATTTATCATCGATACCAGCTTTCCAATCATCAGCCATCTCAACATAAACATAATTTGAGTTGTTAGGGTAGTTTCCTTTAACAACATATTTTTCAGTAGCTGTATTCCACTCTTGGAATGTATCACCAATTTTCTTTCCAACGAAGTCATCGGAGTTTTCATTGAGGTTACATCCACTGAACTGTTCTACAATTTGACCACCGTTATCAACGATAGATACAGTGAAAGTAGAGTTAGGGTTCTCTTGGGTTCCAAGAAGAAGGTCAGAGATACGAGCAACGTATGCTTTCTGGAAGTAGTCACCAGTATGAAGAGAATTCAAACGGAAAAGCTTCTTCATATTTGAAGCACTGTATGAAGCAGTTTCTTGTTGAGGACTTGGGTCTCGTGCAATGAACCAACCTGTTTTAGAAACAGAAGCTTCACCTTCGTGGTTTGCAAGGTTATTGTCGTCAGCAGAACCAGAAGTCAATGGAAGAAGGATAGCGTATTGCTCACCAGCAGATGCAGAACCTACATTGTTGAGAGTTTCATAAACATGTGTCTCAAATGTTTCACCCAAGAAATGTTTTTCTGTATTAACTTGGTTGATACCGTTAAGTAGCTGTGGGTTTGTGTTAAGCTTGTTACGAATGAAACCGTTCTTGTTTGCAACGTTGAAATCAACAGGGTATTTTTCTGTTGTGGTACCGTCATGAATCTCAATGGTAATACCAGCAAAGAATTTAGACTCACACTGCATCAATACACCGACAGATGATGTTGTATCAAGAGTACCAGCGATAGTACCAGAAAGAGATACAGCAGCACCTTTGGTATAAATAACTGCTCCAAGAGTACCGTTTGTTTCTGCACCAGCAGAAGCAGAAGGCATAATGAAAAGACCGTAAGCAGCAGAGGTTCCAGCCTCAGTTGTATCAAGAGTTTCACCAGTATTCCAGCCGGCTTCAACATAGTTAACATCTTGGTTAGCAGAATCTTCACCAGCAAGACGAACAAAAGTCACAGGGGAAGTCTGTGTGCTCAACCATGCTTGTGCAGCATAGAGTCCGTAAGTTGGAAGTTTTGTGTTGCCTGATCTCCAGACATCGTTATTATCGTTCTTACCGCTTTGTGGGCGACCAAAAACTGTGTATAGATCATCCAAGTTCTTAACACGAACTGGTTGCATTGCTGGCCCACGAAAGGCTTGACCGATAATAAGAGCGCCATCTTCAGTTGTCTCAGCGGCAACTTGACTCTCATCAACTTCACGAAGAAGGATGTCGGGTGATATAAAATCAAATTTACTAGGCATTAGTATCTCCTTAATATGTTATTCTCTATAAATAGTGTAGTATTTTTCCAAACGAACTATTCGCGATAGTCTTTGTCTTTCTTTTTCCATGGAGCCTTGTCACCGGTAATAACACGCTCTCTGGATATCTTAACTTCAACCGCATTTTCTCTAATGGTTATTTGTGGCTTTTCTCTGTTGACTCCGTCTCCAATCAAATATCCGAGAACCTTGATGTTTATTTTGGTCTCAAACATTCTTTCATCTTCGTTGAGTGCTGTGGTGTTTTTATTTTCTGTAAAGTTGCCATCAATAAAGGCTTCATAACGGTGACCATCATGATTAAATAAGAAACTGTTTAATTGCCCTGTTCTCGTGAAGAACGGTGTCATTAAGTCGTTCATTTGCTGTTGATATTCTGTTCTCAAGGTGATTGAATACATAACCGTTACATATGTTGGTATTGGAGATGTAAGAAACTCATAGACAATCTTTTGGTTATCGTTTGGTTTACCTGTCTCGGAAGCATTGTTCTTAGCTCTCGCAACCTTTGCATTAGCATGGTTTCTTGTTTTCTCTTGTCCAATGCGTCTTGCTCTTGTTATAACGCCACCTTTATAATCTCCAACCTCATACATGTGTGCTTGAAAGGAGCCTTTGAAAGCAGGGTCTTTGTTGATAGATTCTCGGTTGATTGTTATGAGAGGAAGCTTAAGTTTTCCAACAGAGTCGCGGATCTCTTTGTTATTCTTGACTTGAGATAGTCTATCTGTGCCAAGCCATATAACAGGAGCCTTTTTAAAACCTGCATTTGTCGTTGTATGGAGATCAAGACTCTCGTTGATATAATTGTACATACCAAGGTCTATTGTCTCAATAGTTGAGGGCTCTAATGTTTCTACTTTATTCGGCATTGAATACTCCATCTCTTGCTCTTATACACTCGGCTTGAATCTCAAAGCGATGTTCAACTTGACCAAACAGAAGTCTCGGTTCAATCAGCTTTACAATCTCGTAATATACTTCACCATATCTTACAAAGTCGCCTTCTCTCACGTAGAGATCTTGGTCTTCTGTTAAGCGTCTCTTATGAAAGTTAACCTTTATCTTTGTTGCTTTGTCGATAGCAACGTTGTCCATGAATGATGTCTCAACCCCTTGGAACTCAACGAGAGCATGAACTCTAAGGGGAGGGAGAAAGGTCTTCTCAATAGCCTCTCCGTATAGAGGATGATAAGCTGTAGACTCAAGGTCAATAGGGAAATAAAGAACCTGCTGTCCAACAACGCGTTCAATAATTTCGTCATTGACTTGCTTTACAAGGTCACGTTCCTTTTCTCCAAAGAACATTGGAGGAGGAGGGGATGCTGGTTTTTTCCATTTGTTATCTTCTGACACGGACTCTTATCCTCTTTTTATTTTCTGTTATGTTTTGTCGTGGCTTTAGCGTTTTCGCTAAATACTTTTCAAGTTCCATTTGCATTCTCTCTGCAATGTCATCAATGCTTGCGTTATTCTTGAGAAAGTCTCCTGTTTTTTCTAGAATTTCTTTTGAGTAATCACTGTACATGCTAACACCAGCCTTGAATTCAATCTCATCATATTCTTCAATCTGTTCTGGAGTTACGTCTCCTCGCTCTGCATGCATTATTACAATGTTTGGATCTGTTTCTTTGCTCCATGCATCTTGACTTAAAGCTAACTTACCAGATAGTTCATCATTGCCAAAAACTGTGTTGAAGAACTTAGCCATAAGTTCATAAGCGTTTTGTCGCATATTTTCCGGAATCTTTTCTTTGATCTCGGAAATGTCTACACTGCTTTCGTCTTGAAAAGCAATGAAGGAAATATATTCTCCGCCAAAATAATCGTGCTCTTCTTCTTCTCTTTCATCTTCGGGCCACCAAGAATCTTCCGGAAGACCATAATCTTTGAGAACGTTTTGAATTACTTGTCTTTCTGATTCAATGACACCAAATTCTTCTAATTTGTACTCTATCAATTGAATGGGGCCGTTATCATAATAATAATCAAAAGCATCAAATTTTTTCATAATGTCTGGTAATGCCCCTTCAAGACCTCCTAGGTAAGCTGTCTCATCATCTAAGTCATAGCCTTGATAAACAATTTTAATCATCCAACTACCTTCATCATTTCTTTCAACAAATATATTGTCTGATTTTGGTAATTGATAATAATCATAAAATTCCCAATCAACAACCTCTGTAACAACAGAGTTAATTTCAGAACCATTAGCGCCTGGTGCGTTGATTTTAAACTTAACAATCAAATCCCACACATATGTGATTTCTCCGTCATATCCTTCGGAAGTGTCCCAATCAAAGGAAATAAATCCACCAGTATGTTCGTCAAAAATCTCATTTAATCTTCGCCTAATCATTTCCTCAGAACTTCCTCCGATTGAAGCCATTAAAGCTTCTTCGACATCGGGTTCGTATCTAACAGAGGTTCCTTGGAGAACAACGTCTCTATTGAACTTGCGGAACAACATAGGCAAAGTTTGAGCAACAGAGTGACCTGTGTCTTGATAACTTCCGCCATATCTTGTGAAGTTTGATAGAAATATTGTTGGCTTACCAAGATCTTGTGATCCTTGCTTGATAATCTCTTTAACTTCTTTTTCTTGCGCTTTGGAGACTCTATTGTTAACAGCGTCTAGAAACCCTGGAACTTGTGGTCCGTAAATTTTTCCTTGTGGTACCGCAAGCCTTATTGGTTCTGAGTTTTCGTCTTTATGAAACGCGACATTTTTGATTCTAATTCTAGAAGTTGGAACTAGTAAGTGAGCAGTTGCATCTCGTCGCATTTGATCAAAAAATATTTCTTGATCTCCTTCAACATCTAATGACTCTTGTGTTGGAGGAAACATTATGAAATTCTTAGCTGGGACAATGTAAGCAATCATTCCATTGCCATACGCCTCAGAAAGAGCGCATTTATTATAGTCATCAAAACCCATTTCACCTTTCATACTTGGAAGAGAATGACAAGATCTGATGCTTTGGTGATCGGACATTCTAAAGACATCAACAGGATGGCGAGAATAGATTATGTAATTTCTCTCAAGGTATTGATCCATGTTTCTAACAAGATCATCAAAAGATTCAATAGCATATTTTGCAAAGTTTTCAAAAGATTCAAAATCGATTCTACTTTTTGTGAAGAATTCCTTCATTGTTAAGGAGGTAGATGTACCAAGCCAATAATCTTGAGCATCATAAAATTTCATAACCTTTCTGTATTCGTCTGCTGTGTGTTTTACAACTGGGTCACTAATTTTTGCTGGTAAAGAATATTTAGCTTCAGCAGGAAGTTTATCTAGTTTGCCTATTTTTGAGAGTTTTGCGTATCTTTTGGCTGCTTCAAAATGTTCTGCTCCGGCTTCTCTTTGAATTTTGTTTCTACTATTGTTAACAAAGTTGATAATGCCACCTAAAACCTTTGGTAAATTAAGAGTGATTGTTTTTCTAGAAACGCCTTGGTTTCCTTTTCCATCAATGAAATGAGAGACTTTTGTTTTGGAGCAAAGAATTTTTCCGCCTTTGACTTTACCAGCTAGTTTGCCTTTTGTTTCATCATGATATTCTAGATTGGATGCTGGATCTACTTGCCATCCAAAGGCATTGAGAGCAGAAATTGTGTTAGCTAGAGGTGTCTCTTTTTTGAGACCAGAAACAGGTTCGATAATTCTATAGGAATTTCCAAAGATGTTTCCAAAAGGTAATTCACCAACAGGAATCTCCAAAGCATCATTAAGGTATTCAATTTCTTGTTCTGTTGCTTCTTTGAGTTCTTGTTCTTTTAAAAATTTATTCCAATTTTCTAATATTAATTTCATTTCTTATCCTACAAATATTTTCAATGGAGATTCGGCGACAATAGCTTTTGCATTATCAATCATCCCTTTGTCTGTTTCAAGTAACTTAGGATACGTCAATTCGTCAAGTATTGTCTTTAATTCGTCTCGGAGAGCTTGCTGCTCTTCCTTAGCCTGGCTTAATAAGTCCGACGCGTTTAAGCTCACATTCTCTCCAGGAATGGGCACGTTTCCACCAAACTTTCCACGCACCTGTCCAAGAGTTTCTTTGGATAGAGCGAGAGCAAACCTTCTGATCCATTGGTGACCGATTGAGTTGATGTTCTCGTATGGAATATTCTCAAATGGTAGAGTGTTCATGTTGTTAATACCATCTTGACCAGAGTTATTTTCATCTTCCCAGATGTCCGTATTGTCAACTGTAAATCTGAACCAGAACTTTTCAGGTGAGACACTGTCTGGGTTTGGGTAAATTCTTAGCTTATTGTTGATAACTTCATAGCTATAATGCGATGTACGAGTATAAAGGTGGTCTTCATAGGCTATAGCCTGAATCTTGTTTTGCCATGCCGGAATTACCTGAAATGTCGAATCATCAGCATATTGACCATAAGTATGATAATCTCCAACAACATTGAGACCACCATAGTAGCCATAGAAGCGCCACATCTGACGTGGAGTTACATAGAACACTTGACGTATCTTAACTCTTTTATCTCCAACAATAGATGGAAACGAAGAAGATACAATCTCTTGAAGGTCGTAGTCTTGTTGATCAGCCACTCTATCAAATGAAGCAGAGTATATTGTCTGTTCTCCACCAACACCAGCTTCTGTGGCAAACTTGTTACCAATTTGAAATGCAACTTCAAAGTTAAGCTTTGGATATTTAAGTTGAACGTTTTCTGGGCCTGTAGCAATCTCACCTTTATGATTGAACGAACCTGTGGTCCCACCGAGAGCAGATCCTAGGATGTTCTTTGATTGATGGATGTTAATGAGGTACGAGTACTCAAGAACAGCATCTTCAAAATTGGCGTATACATTTTCTTCTGTGAGTTCGATATCAAGAACATCACCGCCCAAGCGCTTATAAGTAAAAGCAACCTGAGCAGCAGCACCAGATAAGAACTCATCAGAACCTGCGTATACACCTAAAGGCAAAGCATCGGCTACATTTAAAACATTGCCTGTTGCCGGCAATATAATAGCTGATGTTTGAGATGTTGGTGTTAGTGTTGGTAATGACATTCAATTCCCTCCGAGTCGTAGTAAATAGTTTTATTGCTACTCTTCGGACTTCTTGGAACGTTTTGATTTGCGCTTAGGCTTGTCTTCTTTCTGTTCTTCAGCAGCCTTTGCTTTTTTTTCTGCAGCCTTTTCTGCTTCTTCTTTTGCTTTCTTCTCAGCAGCAGCTTTTTTCACTGCCTCTTCAGCAAGACGCTTGGCTTCAAGTTCTTTTGATGCTTTCTCAGCAGCAAGTCTTTTAACAAGAAGTCTTTTTTGTTTGGGTTTCATATTGAGTCTCCTTAAATGAATATTGTAATTAGTTTAAAAAAAGAAAACCCCCAACCGCAATGGAAGGGGGCTCTTATGAGTTAATCTAGGTTATAGATTATGCTCCGGACTCGCCGAGAAGACCACGAACGATAACAAGACCGTACATATCAGGACGTACCATTTTCTTCGCATAGCGTGTCATTACACCCTTGCGAGGTACGAAATCTTCTGGGCCAAAGATTGTAGGAGTAGTTTGGAGAGGTACATACGGAGCATATACATATCCAGACTCAAGGAAGCTATTTCCTTTACGTCCTACAAGGAGAACGTTACGTGGGAAGTATGGGTCCACGATAACGTCGAACTTACGGCTGAGAGATCCAACCTTAACAGCACCGATATCACCCTTGTCAGCATCAGCAGTTACGTTTGCACGGAAACCGCTTGTGAATTCAAGAATGTTAGCAACTTCAGGAGAACAAACTACGAAGTTCGCTCCACCACGAAGTGTCTTACGGTGGATTTGAGCAGAAACGTCATTGATGGTTTCAATGAGAGTTTCATACCATTCGCTAACTGTACCAGTGAAATCAGGAGCAGATGCTTGTGCACCAATTTCCGCACCAGTTACACGGTCAACAAAAAGACCTGGAGAACGAGACCAGTAGAATGTACCAGCAGTTGCACCGTTTACGAGGTCAGCAAGGATCTCGCGGTCGATTTCAAGAGCAATTTGCTCAGAAAGGATAGAAGTCAATTCAACCTCAGCATCCAAGTTGTGGTAAGCGTTCAAGTCTTGTCCAAGTTCTGGAGTCCACTTTGCTTTCAACTTCTTGGTCATTGCTGTGATAGCAATTGAATCAACCTTGATGTCGATCTCAGGGATGTTTTCATTATTTTCAAGTCCCCAAGTAGCAGTACCTTTAACAGCACCGAGAGCGTCTGCTTCTGTAAGCCCATCTTTGATTGGGTGTGAACCAGCATCGTGATCTTGCTCAGCAGGAGTTGCCCATGCAGTGTCCTTAACGTAGAACAACAAGTAGTTTCCAGAGTTGTTTGGGTCTTCTCTTGTCAAACGACGAACTTGTGTACCAACAGCACCATCAGTTGCACCAGAGAAAGGAAGAATAATCTGAGAAAGATGATCTTCGTTAAAGTTAGTGATTGAGCTGAAGTCAACACTTGTGATTTTGATATATTTGTCTTCGCTGATAAGGTCAGCATCGAACTTAATCATAGAACCAATAGCTTCACCATCAGTTGCATCAGAAAGAGCATTAGACAATTGTGTAGAACCATTGATGAGAGCAGCAGTATTCAACGTAGCCCCTTGCAAATTCTTAGTAACAGCTGTTACAGGAAGAGCGCTAGTTGCTACAGAAGCAGTTGGAGAAGCATATGCTGAAGAGAAACCATAAGGTTGCTTATCAAGGTTAGTGGAAGCCAAGCTAACACCACCGGTTACTTGTGAGCCAACAATTCCCTGACCGTAGATAGAATCAGTTTCTGATTGTCCCAAGCGGTCATATCCAGTCCCAGAAGGATCACCGAAAGTGAAGTCAAGGAAGAAAATGAGACCAGATGGAAGGCTCATTGGCTGAACGGATACAAGATCGTTAGCGATAAGTCCGGCGAATACACGACGAACGATTGGGAATGCAACAGCAGCGAAACCTTCTACGTCTCCGCCAGCCATTGTGTTAGATTCGCGAAGAAGTTCCTTCGCTTGGTTTTCAAGCAAACGAGCCATAGTTGACTTCTGATGCTCAGTTTGAAGACCTTCAAGTAGACCGGTTTTTCCCCACTTGGAAAGAAGAGCAGAGCCTTCCTTCTTCATGTCACGGTTTACGATGCCTTCTGTAAGTGTTTCAATAATAGACATTTTTTAACCTCCTTAAATATTGTTATTTAATGCCCGCAAGTTTCTTCATCTGCTCTGCAAATGTATGCTCGGAAGATTCATTAACTTGCTGTTTTTTGCGTGGAAGAATTCCAGATAAGTTAGACTTTCTCTGTACAGACTCGCTTAGGGTTCTGGGTGACCTGTT